GAAATAGTAAATATTAATTTAGAAACAAGTACAGCACCTGAAATAAAAGAAGTAAGCAATAAAGAATATATTACTTATGGTACTGAAAACTGGGCTAATTTATATCCACAGTTTTTAATTGATTTATATTATAACTCATCTACACAGGCCGCTATTATAAATGCTACATCTGAAATGATATCAGCTGAAGCTTTAGTGATTGAAGATGAAGAGGATAGAAATCTTGAAGCTAGAGTTAAACTTGAAAACTTTATAAATAGAGCAAATGGTAATGAGAGCTTACATGAGGTTATAAAAAAGATAGCTTTTGATTTTAAGTTACAAGGAGCTTTTGCCTTAAATATTGTTTGGACAAAAGATAGAACTGAAATAGCTGAAATCTATCATGTCCCTGTAGAAAAGGTTAGAGCTGAAAGACCAGATGAATTTGGTAAAGTTAGAGCTTATTATTTATCATCAGACTGGGCTAATACTAGGCATAATAAACCTATAAGGATACCAGCTTTTAATGTTAATGATAGAACATCACCAAATCAAATAATGTATAGTGGGTTATACAGCCCTAGTATGAATGTCTATCATACACCTGATTATGTTGCTGCTAATAATTGGGCTTTATGTGATCAAAAAATTGCTGAATTTCACCTAAATAATGTAACTAATTCTTTTAGTGGTAGTTACATGATTTCCTTCAATAATGGGGTGCCAACAGCTGAAGAGAGATATCAGATAGAAGAAAGCTTAAAAGAAAAATTTACTGGTAGTAAGGCCGCTGGCCGCTTTGTACTTACTTTTTCAGACGATAAAAGTAGAGCCCCAGAATTGATGCCTTTGAATACAGCTGATTTAGACAAGCAATATCTCGCCTTACAAGAGCTACTCGTTCAAAACATTCTTACTGGCCATCGTGTCACTTCGCCAATGCTCATGGGAATCAAGAGTGACACAGGTTTAGGAAATAATGCTGACGAAATCAATAGTGCTGCCAATTTCTATTTGAATACAGTTGTAAAACCATTCCAAGACCATATAGTAAAAGAGTTAAGAAAAATATTCCAAGTGAATAACATGGATATGCCTGTAAACTTTGTACAGTTAAAACCTATTACTACAAGATTTACAAATCAAGATTTAATGGCTGTGATGACGCAGGATGAAATAAGAGAGGAACTAGGATTGCCACCATTAGATGAAGAGGTGGTAGTAAAAGAAGATTTAGCTAAAGTAGGTAGTATGATTACAGATGGTAAAGAATTACCTCTATATGATACGATTGAAGAAGCTGAAGCTGAAGCTAAAAGAATTGGTTGTAGCGGTTCGCATTCGCATACGCAAGATGGTAAAACTTACTACATGCCTTGTGAAAACCATGATCAAATAAAAGGTTTAAAGCTAAAACATAAACAAGAGTTTGATGCTTTTATAGATGGTATGGAAGATGTACCAGATGAATGGGAGTTAATAAGTGAAGAGGTTGTAGATGGTGAACATCAAGAGTTTGATTTTGAACGTACTCTAAATGATTTTGCTTATTTAAAAACAGAACTAGCAAGTACTGGAACTGCTAGACCTAATGCTAGAAGTGAGCAAGATGGATTAAATAAATCAGGTAATGATTTTTATAAGGTAAGATATGTATATGCTGAAGATGAATTTTTGAAAAGCAAAACAGGAGCTGAAAGACCTTTCTGTATTAAGATGATGGAAGCTGGTAAAGTTTATCGTAAAGAAGATATCTTACAAATGAGTAACATGGTTGTAAATGATTACTATTATTCTGATAGGCAAAACAGAAATATAGGATGGGGACCAAAAGGAGATTTAACTTACTCAATATGGTTAGCTGACCAACAATGTTGTAGTAAATCTGATAAACATGAATTTTACAAAGGAGGTGGTAATTGCCATCATTTCTGGTTAAGAAGGATATACAAAACATCTTTAAGAGGTGCTAAAAGCAAGATAAATGATAGCCAATTAATAGGATATACTAAAGCAAGAAGTGAAGGGTTTACAGCTGAAAAAAATGATAATCTAGTTGCTAAACCACCTAAAAGAATGAAGGATAGAGGTTTTTTACCTAAATAAAAAAGATAAGACATGGCATATATATTACTAATTAGTGAACAAAAATTAAAAGAAAGTACTGCAATAGCTCAAAATTTAGATACAGAAATACTATTGCCTTATGTACGACAAGCTCAAAAGCTTTATGTAGAGAGTAAGCTAGGTACTAAACTAACAGATAAGCTAAAAGATTTAGTTAAAAATGGTACTCTAGGTAATGTAGGTAATGAAAACTACAAAACTTTAGTTGATGATTATATAGGCGACATGCTTCCTAACTGGGCTTTTTATCATGCTGTCCCATTCTTAAGATTTAAAGTAGAGAATGGCAATATATATTCTAAAACATCAGAAACTGGTGTAAGCTTAACAACTGAAGAAAGCCAACATTTGAGAGAAGAAATCAGGAATACTGCCGAATATTACACAGAGAGGATGATTGACTATGTAAGGCAAAATATAAGCTTTTTCCCAGAATACAATACAAATACTGGGGCTGATGTAGATCCTGATCCTAATGCCTATTATAATGGCATGAATCTTGAAAAACCAAGGCAGGGTACTGAACTTACTTTGAGAAACTTTTTAAATGCATCTGATTACTCATAATGAAAAAATATTACAAACCAAAAAAAACTAACGTAACTAAATTGAAATCATATTTAGATAAAAATAATACAAATGGAAAAAGTAAGGGACACAGTACAAGTAGCTGTAGCAAATAGTACAGCAATAGGTTTTAGTATAACTGAATGTAATGAAATACTTACATTTGTTTCACTTATACTGGCTATATCCTTTACGATTTTTAAGTTTTTCAAATACAATAAAAATGCCTAAAAAACGCAAACTAAACTCAACTAATCCAAAGTATATAAAATCAAATGAAAATGATATTAAGGTACGCAAAGAATTTGTTAAAGAAGTTAAGGGATGCAAAATATATAAACTATACTGCCTCTAGTTTGAATTTAATTTATTTTAAGATTTCAGAGTTTGATAGCCCTGATGAGGTTGGTTCAGGATATAGAATGAATAAAGATTTTTTAAGAAGATTAGATACAGCTAGAGGAATTGCTGGTATACCTTTCAAGATAAATTCTGGATATAGGACAGCAGCTCATAATACTAAAATAGGTGGTAGAGTAGGATCAAGCCATAAAAAGGGTTTAGCTGTTGATATAGCATACAAAGGAAGTAGAGAAAGGTATTTGATAATCAATGCTTTGATGATAGTAGGAGTAAACAGATTTGGAATAGGTAAGACTTTTATACATGCAGATGTTGATAAAACAAAAGATGAAGATGTAATATGGCTCTATTGAGCTTTTAAATTTGAATATTAACTAAATTAATTTATTATGAAATTTATTTTAACACAATTACTAAAATCAAAAAAGGTATGGTTAGGTATATCATCTATTATCATTCCTATGGTAGCAAACTTTTTAGGAGCTGATGAAGAAGCTGTATCAAAGATATGGTATTCACTATTGGCTATGTTACTTGGACAATCAGCAGCTGATTTTGGTAAAGAACGCAAATAATAGGTATAGGTTAAAAAAGCATGAAATACATGCTTTAGAACAAATGAGGGACGCTGATAAGAGGAATGTTCTTGTTATCGGCGACCTTCATGAGCCTTTTTGCCTAGATGATTACTTAAGCTTTTGTATAGATAAATACTATGAGTACATGTGTACTGAAGTGGTTTTTATTGGAGACATAATTGATAATCATTTTAGCTCATACCATGAAACAAGTGCCGATGGGTTAGGTGGTTTAACTGAATTAAATCTAGCCATAGAACGTATACAAAGATGGAGAAATGCTTTTCCTGTGGCTACTGTGGTAATCGGAAATCATGATAGGATTATAATGAGGAAGGCACAAACATCATCAATACCTAGTAAATGGATAAAATCATACAAAGATGTTTTAGAAGTACCTGAATGGAATTTTGTAGAGAGATATGAAAAAGATGATGTACAGTACATACATGGTGAAGGAGGTACAGCTAGGACAAAGTGTAGGGCTGATATGATGAATACAGTACAGGGACATCTACATACTCAAGCCTACTGTGAGCATTATGTTGGTAAGAAGTTTAGAGTATTCGGATTACAAACTGGATGTGGTATTGATCATAAATCTTATGCTATGGCTTATGCAAAGTATGGAAAAAGACCAGCTGTAGGTTGTGCTGTAGTCTTAAACAATGGTAAGACACCTATCAATTTATTAATGGAGCTGTAATGTATATATTATATTTTTTCTTTTCTAATGAAAGCTATTGGTAAGATATTAATACTTACTGTATCTACAATATCTATTATTTACATCCTATTACTTATTTTAATAGCATCTAAAGAACTTTTTAAAGTTTTTAATAGTTGCATATAGCTTAATTTTTTAAAGCTCTTATATCAAGTAATTTACTTTATTCACATATACTTTGTTAATAACTTTGTTAGTTATTTTGTTAGTTATTATTTTTTTTTATATCTTTGTGGTATTAAAAAAAATAATTAATTTAAAGAAAACAGAAATGGAAAAAGAAATATTAAAATCTTGTAAACAACACTTATTAACACTTAAATACTTAAAAGAATTAACATTTAAGTACGATGAAACAGACCAAGAATTAACGTCAAAAGAATGGGAAACAATAAAACAATTTGAAATTGACAAACGAAAATGGTTATGGTCTTTTGATAATGTTATGACAGCAAATGAATATTGGAATTTTCAAATTGAAGCAATTAAAAATATAATAAATAAAAATAATTAAATTAACAGGGGGCGTAACAGCCCCCATAAAAAAATAGAGAAATGGAAAAATTAAATTATGTAGTTGAGTATAAGCATAAAATACATGGTTATACTTTTATTATGAGTAGTGATGAATACTCAAAGTTTATGAATACTAAAAATGCTAGAGGTAAATTCATTAACTGGAATAAAGATTATGAGGTGGTAAGATACATCTGGAATAATGAAAAGAAAAAAGAACCTATTACAGATTTACAGTTTTATGTTTTATGTGGTGTAATGTGTGTTGCTTTTATGTGTTCACTTTTATTATATATACAATGGAATTATTAAGCGAATACTGGGTACTCAAAGGGTGCTATGATGCTGTATCTGTTTATGATTATAATACTGATACTAAATGTGTTGATTATAAGAATTCAGGTGGGTGTGTTGTAGTAGTGGGTACCAAAGAACAAATAGGAGATAAGTTTAGATACATGTTGAGAAATCATGGATGGCAATTAAGAGATAGCTTTACTATTGATACAAAACCTGAATGGTTACAACTGTATAATGAGAAAAAAGAATGTTTAATTTTAAATGCAAGATAATGAAAAAAGATAAAGAAATAATAAAAAGAATGAATAACATAAATACTTTTATGGCACATGAAAATGAAGTGTGTTTAGGTGGAACTGATGAATATGGTAAACAGTTTACAGTATGGTGGGATAGTTATGATTTTTTAGAGTGGATAGATAAGAACAATATAAAAGAAATAAAAAAAGCACTTATTAAGCATATAAAAAATAAATAATATATTTACAAAAAAAACTAGAGATATGAAATTAAATGATTTAAAAAAAGAGTTACCTTATAAATGGAGGGTACAAAGTATTAGAAATGGTAGAGCTGCATGTGTAGCTTATATAGATGCTAGAGATTGTCAAGATTTACTAGATGAAGTATGTGGAGCTGAAAACTGGCAAAGCATATATTATGAAGAAAGTGGTTTACTTTTCTGTAAGGTAGGTATATGGAATGAAAAGCTTAATGAATGGGTTTTCAAATCTGATACAGGATCAGAAAGTAATGTAGAAAAAGAAAAAGGACATGTATCTGATGCTTTTAAAAGAGCATGTGTTTCATGGGGTGTAGGGAGGTTTTTATATAGATTACCTATACAAACACTTAAAACAAAGAAATATACAAATGGTAGGGAGTATCCTTACATACCAGAAAAGGATAAATTAATCTTTGATGGTGAAACTTTAACTAATTATATTAACTGGAAAATTAAAAATCAAAAATTATGAAAAACGTAAAAATTAAAGATTTTTCTAAAATAGGTATTAACCATTTTAGAGATACAGATATGTTACAGCAATTCAAAAACCAGCTGCATATTGTAAAAGAATATGAAAAGAATGGTGTTGATTATGTGATACTATCTACACTAGATGGGTTTACTTGTAAGATGGAAAAAAGTAATGTAGAAATAATTAAAAAGAGTACTAAAACTAAAAAGAAAAAATAAGATGATAAATATACATGGAAAAATAAAACAGATTTTACCTTTACAAACAGGTGTATCAAAAGCAGGTAAAGAATGGAAAAAACAATTATTCTTAATAGAACAAGATCAGGAGTATAATCCTGTAGTTTGTATAGAAGCTTTTGGAGCTGAAAAGATAGATAAGTTAAATAAATGTTTAGAAGGTGATACTGTTGATATGGATTGTTTTGTAGGTAGTAGAGAGTGGAATGGAAAATACTTTACAACTATACAAGCTTTTAGATTTAATAATAAAAATGCAGAAGTACACAATACTCAAGAGTTTGTTACATCTGATGATAATGATGTTGATTTACCATTCTAAAATGAGAGATAAAGAAAAGTTTACTGATATTTGTAATATAGTAACTAGAACTTTACAATTACCTGAAAATTCTTTAGTAGGTAAAAGTAGAAAAGCTGATTTATCTACAGCTAGGCAAATAGCGATTGTTGTAGGTTTAAATAAAGGTATTGATAGAAATACTGTAGCTGATCTATTAAATAGACACAGAACCTCTACTTATTACTTTTATAAAGAGCATGATAAAAGATTTGATAGTGATATTAATTATGCTAAATCTTATACAAAAATACTTAAAGAGATTAATGGTTATAAAGAAACAAGTAAGGTTTTTTTAGAGAAAGCATGGTTAATAAAACATCTTGAAGAATTTGGTTTGAAAAATAGCAAAACAAAAGAAATTTTATTTACTTTGAAAACTGGAGATGTAAGCTATCAATTCTATTCTAATTATTATAATTTTGCTAATGATTATGATTTAGTACAAAAAGCTATGAAAGGTTATAGTAAAAAATTAAACTGGGTTATGTTATGAAACATTTGTTAAGTGGTACAGCATTTTTAATTATCAATAAGAGTTTAACTAAAAGTATTGGTTTGAAAGGAGCTGTACTACTTGCAGATTTAATTAGTAAGGAAGAGTACTTTATTGCTAATGGTATGGTAGATGGATGGTTTTTTAATACTGAAAAAAATATTGAAGATGATACTACTCTTACACCATATCAACAAAGAAAAGCTATTAAAGTGTTGATAGATAATAAGTTAATAGAAGTTAAAAGAAAAGGTATTCCAGCTAAACAATACTTTAAAATAAATGAAGAACAAGTTATTAAGAAACTAAACAACTTGAACTCAACAAACTTAACAACTATTAATAAGAATAAAGAAATAAAAATAAATAATAAAACCTTTACTAAACCAGAAATTGAATGGATTGAAAATTATATACATGGTAAAAGATTAAGTGTAGATGCTAATCAATTTTATGATTTCTATGAAAGTAAAGGGTGGTTAGTAGGAAAAAGTAAAATGAAATGTTGGAAGGCAGCATTAAGAACATGGGAAAGGAGAAACAAGAACAAAAAACAAATCAAAACAACTATGAGTAAATTAGATGCTCAAATGAATGAATACTTAAAGGGAAAAGAATATTTATGAAAACAATAGAACAAGAAACATTAAATGATTTAACTAAAAAAGTTTATGAGCTTATAGCTAAAACCTCAATAGAAATAGGACATAAAACAGATGGTAAAACTATGGCTAGTTTATCAAAAATTTTTGCTAGTGATTTACAAAATGAAAAAAGATTTAAAAATTTAACTTTCAATCAGGTTCAGGATGCTTTTCATCAGGGAGTTAGGTTTGGTAAAGATGAACCATTTTTGAATATAAGAACTTTTTATAAGTGGGTTTATGCTCACAAAAAAGTAATAGATAATTCATACTATGAAGTAAACACTTTAGGTAAACCAGCTGATAAAGTTTTGTACTATCAAGATAAACAAAAGCTATTGAAGTGATTGAGTTTTTTAAACATATTACAGGTTTATGTGGTGAACCTCATCCTAGTATACTATCAATTATATTAGGTACACCATTTGTTAGTTACATATATTTTAAATTAAAAAAAATAAAAAAATGATCACTAATGAAGATAATATAGAGTTAATGTCAAGATATGAAGATAACTACTTTGACCTTGCTATCGTTGACCCTCCTTACAGAGATAGCAACCAACCCACTAAAGATATGAGAGCAAATGGTTCAATGAAAAGTTTAGAGGGAAGACCATCAAAAGAATATTTTAACGAATTATTTAGAGTAAGTAAGGAACAAATAATTTGGGGTGCTAATAATTTTGAATTGCCTCAATGGAAAGGGTTTGTTGCTTGGAAAAAAAAGACAATAGGAATATCTTTTACAATGTCAATGTTAGAAGTTGCAAGCCTATCGGAAAACCTAGGGACTACATCTAAATGGATAGAAATTGCCCCACAAAACCCTAATAGAATACACCCAACACAAAAACCTGTAAAACTGTACGAGTGGCTTTTAATAAATTATGCAAAAGAAGGAGATAAAATATTAGACACTCATTTGGGTAGTGGAAGTATTGCAATAGCTTGTCATAATCTTAAATACGACTTGACTGCTTGTGAGTTGGACAAAGAATATTACGAAGCAGCTATTAAAAGAATAGAAAAACATAAACAACAATTAACTATATTTTAAAATGATAGGATGGGTTTTGATAACTGGTGTCTTTATGATCATTATAAATAACTTAAAAGAATAAGATATTAACAGCTAAAAAGTTAATAAATATTTTGAGCTATATAAAACTAAAACATATTTATACTAAATTTGAAACAAAATTATATGAGTAAAGTTGTAATTGAAACTAATAATAATTGAGCGGTTATACTTTGTGGAAGTTACTGCCCTACTTTGATAAACAACAATAATTAAAATAAATTAAATAAAAAAACTAATTTATACTGGATAGGGTTCTTTACTCATATAATTTATAAAACTTTTAAAAATGAAAACTAAAAATGAAATTATTAAACTTTTAACTCATGATAAAAGATTGAGAGATAGTGATAGTAAATTGATTGCTAGGTTTTGGAGTAATGAGTTAGAAGCAAAAGGAATTGATGTAAAAAAAATAACAGCTTATGAGTTTTTGTGTTTGTTTGCTACAGGGAAACTACATAATACTGAAGGTATTACTAGGATGCGTAGAAAAGTACAAGAAGAAAACATTAAGTTAAGAGGTGATAGGTATTATGAGAGAAAAACAAAACTTACAAATCACATGAAGGAAAAGCTAGGATATCCTATAGATAATAGCTGTAAAGTACCTAAACAGCGAGGTTACTTTGAATATTAATGAAATCAATAAGTAAATTAAAAAAAGAACTAGATAAGTGGTTCAGCTTATATATTAGGTTAAGAGATGCTAGCCCTGGTGGAATAACAGAGTGTTTCACATGCGGTAAGAGGGAATTTTACAAGAGGTTACAATGTGGCCACTTCCAATCAAGAAGGCATACAGCAACAAGGTGGAATGAGCATAATTGCCAAGTACAATGCCTAAAATGTAATATGTTTCAACAGGGTTGCCAATGGCAATTTGGCAATAATTTAGATGCAAAGTATGGTAAAAGTACATCTCAAGATTTATTTATTTTAGCTCATTCAACTGTTAAAATGACTAGAGTAGATTATGAAAATGAGATAGGTTATTACAAAACCTTTGTTAAAAACTTAAAATTAGATTTAGGAATAGAGTAACTTTTTTTTTAACTTTGTCGTATGAGTACACCAATTTATGCAAATGAACAGCATAAACAAACGATAGAAAGCTTTTTATCGGTGTGTGATGGGTTTGCTCAAGATATAGGAACTAAATCAAAATACCAATCATATCAAGAAGTTTTAAAGGTTATCATAGATTACCATAATAACTATGGAGCTGGTGCAAAAGAAAACAATTACTGGGATTGGTTAATGATAATACCTATCAATGTTTCTGTAATGACACAGGGTTTTTTTGCTGGAGTAGAGAGTAGGCAAAAAGCTGGTACTATAAGAGCTTACAGATTAGTATTACAGGAAGTACTAGAAGATACAGTAAATAAAATAGAAAAACTTGACCCTATCAAAGATGAATGATATATACATAAAAATATCAAAGCTTTATGATAGGTTTAGAAAAATAGCTGGTAGAAATACAAAAGATGTAAATGAAATAGATGAGAGTGTACAGGAGCTTTACTTGTATTTTCTACAGATGAATCCAGATTTACTTAAAAAAATCTTTACAAATGATGGAGAGACTGGTGTAATTAAATTTGGTACAATAATTTTAAATAGAAGTTTAACAAGTAAAACTAGCCCTTATTATTATAAATACAAAAAATATTACTCACATATTGATAGCACTTGTTTTGTTACTACTAAAACTGCTAACTTACATTATAACCAAGATAATTATTACAATAATAAAGATGTGGAAAACATACCAGAAATCAAAAGCAAAGGTATGTGGAAACAATTAGAAGATATTGATAAGATACTAGATAATTGCCATTGGTATGATTCTAAAATATTTCAGCTATATTATTATGAAGGCAACACATTAGATAGTTTAGCATCTAAAACTAAAATAAGTAGAAATAGTATATATACTACTATAGATAAAGTTAGAACAATCATAAAAGATAAAATACATGAAAAAGAAAAGGAAGAACACTAAATATTATGATCCAGTAAAGAACAATACATGGATAATGATGTTTGGTTTTGAAATGCCTAAAACAATGACTTACAGAAGATTGTGGACTAAATGATGAAATTTTTTGTACCAGATTATATATATGAAGAGAGGATAGCTATCTGTAAAGGATGTGAGTATTACTTTAGCTTAACAGGTTCATGTAAGGTTTGTGGTTGTTTTATGAAGGTCAAATCTAGGCTTGCCCCTATGGGCTGCCCCAAAGGTTACTGGGAAAAAACAACTGAAATCGAAACACCTAATCAGCTACCTACAGAAATAATTGAAGCTGTAAAAAATGTATGGCCTGATATAAAAACAGGAAAAGCTAAAGATGTTTCTGTAAAGAAAAGAATGATAGAGCTTTACAATACTATACATGGTACTAGCTATAGTTATGGTACTAATTGTGGTTCATGTTTAAGTTCATGCTTTGAAGGATTAAAAAGAATTTATAATAAATACAAATAAACTATGATAGAATTTACATTTTTTTGTTTAGGAATTATAATCATCACCATTTTTATTATGGCTATGATATTAGATTACAAGCTTAAACAACATGAAAAAAAAGAATTTTATAAAAATTTAAAAAGATACAAAGGTGAAAAATAAAATACCAGAATATTATAAAGGTAAAAAAGGTTACATGGCTATTGATGTTGTAATGAATTTTGATTTATCATACAATATAGGTACAGCTGTAACATATCTTTTAAGAAGTAAAAACAAACATGATGATGGTGGAATACAGGATATTAAAAAAGCTATACATCATTTGCACTTTGAACTTGACAAATTAAATGATGACAGTTTATAAATGTGAATGTTGTAAAGAGCAAATAGAAGTAGCTAAAGCAACTATAGTATATAGAGATAATAAGTGGGTTTGTAAAGAAGCTGTATGTAGTTGTGGTAAATGGATGGATAGTGAACCTACTGATGGTATACCTAATCTTAAAAGAACAGAAGCTAGTTTAAGTATGAAAATGAAAGGTGATAAACTATGGAAAAGTGCAAAGGAAAAAATGATAGGTGATAGAGGTATAAACGAAGATTTTAAATAATATGAAAAAACAAATCAAAAGTTATAAAATACAGGGTAATCCAAACAATCCTAGAATAATTAAAAATGATAAGTATAGAAAGCTTGTACAATCTATAAAAGATTTTCCTGAAATGTTAAAGCTACGACCTATAGTAGTGGATGAAAACATGATGATACTAGGAGGTAATATGAGATGGAAGGCTAGTAGAGATGCTGGTTTAAAAGAGGTATGGATAGATATAGCAGAAGGATTATCTGATGAGCAAAAAGATGAGTTTATAGTAAAAGATAATTTAAACTTTGGGGATTGGGATTGGGATAATTTAGCTAATGAGTGGGATAATAAAAAGCTTAATGAATGGGGGATGGATGTTTGGATGACTGAAGATGATGTAAAAGAAATTAAGAATCCTGTAAATTCAGAAAGTGATAATCCTTTTGCGAAAGAAATAGATACAGAATGTAATTATATTTTATTGAAATTTACAAAAGATATTGATTGGATATATGCTAACAATTTATTTGAACTAACAAAAGTACAAGCTAGAAATCAAGCTGGTAAACATTTCAGAAATGGTTTAGCTAGAGTAGTAGATGGTATACAAGCTATTAATAAAATTAAAAATGAAAGTTAAATTTTTTGCTCTTCAGAAAAAGTGGGGTAAAGATGTTATAATAAGAGATAAGAGTAGTAAAAAGAGTTTTGATTTTAATCCAGTAATGAAAGTACCAATAAAAGGAATGTAATGGACAAAAGTAGACACATAAAAAAGGAATCAATGTTACAAGCTTTAGAAAAGAGTTTAGGGGTTGTAACTGTAGCATGTAAGCAATCAGATACACCTAGAAGTACATACTACAAGTGGTTAAAAGAAGATCAAGAGTTTGCAAAAGCTGTAAAAGAAATAGAGAATATAGCTTTAGATTTTGCTGAATCTCAATTACATTCTCAAATGAGAGATGGCAATACATCAGCTACAATCTTTTATTTGAAAACTAAAGGTAAGAAAAGAGGTTATGTTGAAAGGCAGGAGCTTGATGTAAACAATGGAGAAAATCCATTCAATGTAAGCGTAAACATAAAAGGAGTTGAACACTAAACCAGTATTTACAGCTACTCAACAATTAGCTATAGAGTATTTGTTTGATAAAAAAACAAAAGAGGTTTTGTTTGGTGGTGCAGCTGGTGGTGGTAAATCATGGGTAGGGTGTGCATGGTTACTACTATTATGTATGAAATATCCTAGTACAAGATACTTGATGGGTAGGAGTAAACTAGATGCTCTAAAGAAAACTACACTTAATACTTTCTTTGAGGTTTGTAATGCATGGAAAATTAAATCTGGTGAACACTTTACATTCAATGCATCAAGTAATATTATTACTTTTATAAATGGTTCAGAAATAATACTTAAAGATTTATTCTTATATCCTAGTGATAGAAACTTTGATAGTTTAGGTTCATTAGAAATAACAGGAGCTTTTATAGATGAAGCAAATCAAATAACAGAAAAAGCAAAGAATGTGGTAGCTAGTAGATTAAGATATAAGCTAGATGAAAACAATTTAATACCTAAAATGTTGATGACTTGCAATCCAGCAAAAAACTGGGTGTATACAGAATACTATAGACCAGCAAAAGATAATACAATAAAACCATACAGAAAGTTTATACAAAGTTTAGTTGGTGATAATGCATACATATCTAAACATTATGAAAAGCAATTATTTGAACTTGATGAGTTAAGCAAACAAAGATTGCTATATGGAAACTGGGAGTATGATGCTACAAATGATAGCTTAATAGATTATGATGCTATACTAAATCTATTCAATCAAAGGGGTGTTGAGGGTGATAAATACATATCATGTGATGTAGCTCGTTTTGGTAACGATAAAACAGTTATTATACTTTGGAAGGGGTTACATGCTATGTATATTAAAACGTTGCTTAAATCAGCTGTAAATGATGTTGTAGATGAAGTTAAGAAGTTACAACAAGAAAATGCTGTACCAATTAGAAACATAATAGTAGATAGTGATGGAGTGGGTGGTGGTGTTACTGATTACTTGAGATGCCAATCGTTTGTGAATAATGCAAGGGCTTTGAAAAACGAAAACTATCAGAATTTAAAAACACAATGTTATTACAAGCTATCTGATCTAGTAAATAAAGCACAGGTAGGTATAAGCTGTAGTGATGTAAATGTAAAAAACTATATAATAGAAGAGCTTGAACAAGTAAGAACAAAAGATGCTGATAAAGATAATAAGCTACAAATAATACAAAAGGATAATGTAAAAGCTATATTAGGTAGATCACCAGATTATGCTGATGCTCTAGCTATGAGAATGTATTATGAAATAGATGGTAATTATGGTAAATACTTTGTACAGTAAAAGGGAGCTACTTGATTAGCAGCTCCCAAATTTACGACAAGAGAAATGATAGAAAAAAATGAAATGAAGGGCAAAGATAAAACAATAAACTAAAAAAACAATTTTTATATAATATAATATGCAAGTAACTATTAACAAGGATGGTAAAGAAAACAAGTTTACATTAATAAACAGCTGGGAGGATGTAAATCTTGAAACATACGCAAAACTTATATCTTACAAAAAGAAAAGTAATACTGATGAAGCTTATATGCTTATTCAAGCTATGAGTGATATTCCTAAAAAGTTTGCTGAAGCTTTAAGCTTACATGATATAACTCAAGTGTTATCTAATATGGTAGATATACAAACTATGGAAAACACATCACTTAAAGATATAATTACTATTGAAGATAAAGAGTATGGTTTTCATCCTAACCTAGAAGAAATAACATTAGGTGAGTATGCAGATTTAGAGCATTTTATGGAAGATGGTTACATAAACTATTTACCAGAAATAATGGCTGTATTGTATAGACCTGTAATAAAAAAAGATGGTAAAGATTATACTATAGAAGGTTATAATGGTAATATTGAAGAAAGGAAAAAGATATTTAAAAACATGAAAGCTAATGAAGTGCAAACTGCTCTGGTTTTTTTTTGGAATTTCGGAAGCGAGTTATTAACGACTTTGCAATCATATTTGATGAAAACCAAACTGATGAAACTAAAATCAAATACAACGGAGATTTTGCAAACAAGTGGGGTTGGTTTGGAGTGATGTATAGATTAACAGAAGGTAAGATAGTAAATTTAGAAAAGATAGCAAAGTTAGAATTGTTAGAATGTTTAACATGGTTAAGTTATGAAATAGATTTACAAGAACAAAACAAAGTACAAATAAATGGTTAATAATAAGACATACAATAATGTAGTAAACACTATTCTTCGGATAGGCGAATTTCATGATCAAATATTTACAACATCAGTTGGTGATATATGGCAAATAGATATGGATAAGGATACAAAATTTCCTTTAATGCATATTACACCTACAGCTGTAAGTACTGGTGATAGTGAGTTGATTTATAACTTTCAGATATTTATTATGGATATGGTAAGCGAGGATAAGAACTGGATAAAGAATAATGAAAATGCAAACTTTACTAAATTAGTAAAACAGCTTAATAATGAGCAAGATGTATTTAATGAGTGTTTACAGATAGCTACAGATTTGATAGGAATATTAAGACATTCAGAAAGGCAAAGTTTAGCAGGTGTAAATGATATTAATAATCCTTTATATTTTACAGATGGGCAATTTAGTATAGAACCATTTCAGGAAAGGTTTGATAATTTATGTGCTGGGTGGGTTTTTAATGTTAATGTAGTAGTACAAAATGATTTCCAAACATGTGATATACCAGTAACTCAAGAAGGAGCAGGATATTAATATGATTGAATATATAAAAAAATTAAATAAGATAAAACTGGGCAAAGTAGAAATACAAATAATACCACCTAAAATAAGTATAAAAATATGAACTATGAAGATGTAATAGAAAAGCTAGAAGAAATTAGTATAAAACTTAAAAGCTATAATGATTATCCAGAAGGTGCGGTAAACAATGCTAAAAGAGTTTTAAAGTGGGTTGAAAAGAATGGATGGGGTGGTTGCTTAACTAATGTAGGAAAACGAAGAGCCAACATGTTAGCTAAAAAAATGCCTATCTCAAGAGACACGATTGCTAGGATGGCATCATTCAAAAGACATCAAAAGAATAAAGATGTACCATACTCGGAAGGGTGTGGGGGATTAGCTTGGGACGCCTGGGGCGGTTCAGCAGGTGTTAACTGGGCAATAAGTAAACTAAAAGAAATAGATAAAGAAAAGTTAGCTACTACAGGACCTAGAGGTGGTGTTAAGAAAAGCCCTAAAGCACCAAAGAGTGATACACCTACAAAGAAACCAAAAGGTAAAGGGAGTGCTAAAGGTGATGCATCTACATCAAGAGGGGCGAAGGTATCAGCAAAAGATAAAGCTACACTACAAAAGAAATCAGATGATTTCAATAAAAGATATAAAGATAAATTAGGTTATGGTGTTACATTAGGACAGTTAAAAGCTGTTTTTCAAAGGGGGTTAGGAGCTTTCAATACATCTCATTCACCTAAAGTAAAATCACCATCACAATGGGCTTTTGCTAGGGTTAATGCTTACTTGTATTTAGTAAAGAATGGTAGACCTCAAAATCCTAAATATACAACTGATTATGATCTATTACCAAAGAAACATCCAAAAAGTAAAAAAAAATAATAAATAAATAAACAAAAAAAATATGGCAGATTTAACAACAACGATAAGTGAGAGTGTTACACTTAATGGAGCTTTAAGAGGTTCAAGTAATACACTAACTACTACAGGTATTGTAGATGTAATGGAACGAATATTGACATGTGCCCATTCAAACACTACAAAGATAGCTGTTTTTGGTACTACACCTCATGCGAGCCCTGGTGCTATAGATGTAGAAAATGTAGCATATGTAAGAGTAACAAACCTGAGTACTACAGATGCAATATATGTAGCTGTAATATCTGGTGCAACAAGTTATACAGTAAAGGTAAGACCTGGAGGTTCTCATCTACTATATAATGGTGAAGCGGTTATGATAGGTGAAGCTAGTACTACACCATCTTTACCAGCAACATTACAAACACTAGAGAGCATAGCTGTTAAACCTTATGGTAGTACAGATGTACAATGTGAATTATTTATCGGTTTAACATAATGGTAAATAGAAGGTTAGAAAATTCTATAAATGATTTTGGGCAAAAGCTTGTAAACTTATCAGCTGGTAATCTACAAAGAAGAGGTAAAGGTGGTGGTAATTTAGAAAGTAGTTTGAAATACAGTATAAATGTAAATAATGATGTTTATACTTTAGATTTTATCATGGAGGATTATGGAGCTTTTGTAGATAAAGGTGTAAGTGGAGCTGGTGGAAAAATAAAAACAGGTAAACATGCTGGTACTTATGATGGTATCAATCAATATAAAAACTGGAAATCAGAAGTTTTAAATACACCTTTTAGGTTTGGTAGTGGAAGGTCATCTGGTAGTATATATAAAGGTATAGGTTCTTTTATTAGAAAAAAGGGTTTACAACCTAGAAACGAGCTAGGGCAATTTCAAACAACTGTAGGATTAAAGATAGCTATGGTAAAGGTGCTATGGACAAAAGGAATAAAAGGTATAAGCTTTTTTCAAAATGCTTTAAGGGTTACATATAAGAACTTTCAAAATCAGTTTGCAAAAGAATTTAATTTAAGTGTTATAGATTTAATAAGAAAAGAAACAAGATAATATGGCAACATCAATTAGGCAAAGAATATTATTTAGAAAACCTGTACCAGTAGGACAGGATTTAATATTTTCATTAAAAAATGATGGAATAGTAAATAATGAAATACAAGTTAAGTTTGTAGCTCAAGTACATATAAGTGATGGAGAGCCTCCTAACCTAGCATCAACAGATGATTTGATAGGTACTTTCAAAACAGTACCAAATAATGCTGGAGCTGGTATATTTAATTTTAGAGATATTATTGAAAGCTTTGTATCATCTGATAATCTAACAGCTTTTAGAGCTTTAGTAAAAGGTGAAGATGATGAAGAAAAAAATGGTGGTACTTATCCTCTACATATTATAGATAAATTTTCAAGGAATAGAAATTTAGCTAGGCATTTTGCTGTACAATTTCATGTAGAGTTTTTAGATCAAACAGTAGGTTCACCTACATTTAATGAGATAGTACAAGCTGATTTCAGAAATAGCTCAAATCATTTTATATTTAATGGCTATGTATTTCATGATGATACTTTTCAAATAGGTGGACCTCATGGAAATTCTTTTGGTTTTGATATGCGAACTCATCCTAATAACTATGAGTTAGGAAGTTCAACGCAGGCAAGATTTATGACTAATATGCCTGTAAGACAATTTGTAAATGCTAAAGATTATGGTACTTTACTTTTTTTTAGAAATGATACACTTGATAGATTTCGTATAACATGGACTACTCATTCTGGGACTGGTAGTAGTGCGTTTACATTACTTTTATCTTCAGCTAATGGAGCATCATCAGCAACAAATTTAGGAAGCAATATACAAAGGCAATTTATATATTTAGGATGTGGACCTGCAAATATAAGGCAATATATAAGTGCATTTGATACTCTTTTAACTGCTGGTGATATTGATTTTTATACTATAACACCTCAAAATAATAGTAACGTTCAAGTAGGTAATACTATGAGGTTTACAGTTAATTGCCCTACCTTGAAGGGATTTGAACCTATTAGGCTTTGTTGGTTAAATCAATGGGGTGGCTGGGATTACTATACTTTTAATATGAAATCTACAAAAACTTTTACAACAAAAGGTAGCACTTATAATCAGTTAGGTGGTAGCTGGGATAAAGTAGCTTATAAATTAAATAGCTTTAAAGGAGGAATGAAATCTTTTAGAATGAATACTACAGAAAAGATTACAATTAATACTGATTATATTTCAGAAGAAGAAGGTAAAGCTTTTGAGGTTTTAATAAATAGCCCTGAAGTAAGAATATTAACAGATTATGTAGAAGAAACATCTAGTGAATTTGATGAAAATGCTAACAATAATTATGTTATACCTTGTAGATTAACTACACAAAGTATTACAAGAAAAACTAAAGCAAATGATAACTTAATTCAGTTTACATTTGAAATAGAAAAAACTAAAATATTAAGAACTCAAAGTATTTAGAATGGCTGTACAATTAGGTGTATTCCCACAAAACGAAATAGATTTATCATATTTAAATAATATGAATTATAACTACTGGGTTGATGGTGATAATTTTCTTTATTTAAGTTCAGCAAATGTAAACAGTATAGCTACACCATCTACAAGTTTTGTACAAGATCAAATAAATCATTTTTCAGGTGTTACAGGTGGTATACAAATAAACACCTCATATTTAGGTGGTTCAAGTACTGGTGGGGCTCAACCATCAGTTGCAGCAGGGTTATTATTATTTCCTCAAGAGCAAACTTGTTACATTCAAAGAGTAAATAATATTATAGTTGGAGCTAACTATGTATTTAAAATTCAAGTAAATACTTATGCATCTACTGTTGCTAACTTTATGAAGTTGCATGAGTATAATGGTACTACACTTGTTAATACTACTACACTTACACCTTTTACAGTTACAGCTAGTAATGTAGCTTATCAATATATTGTAACATTTTCTTCACCTACACCAACTTTAGTTATAGAATATGAGGGAGGTTCAGCGTTTGTAGTGCTTGATACTATTGAGTTGTTAAATTCAGCTGTACAGCCACCTATTATTAATAATTTATCTTTGAGTGGTGAGGTGCTTTTAGATTTATATGAAGATGAAGATATACCTTTAACTTTAAGTATAGATGATTTTACAAAGGTTGCTGAAAAAGTGCAATCTTATAGTAAGAGCTTTAACATTCCTGAAACGAAAAGAAATAAAAGAACATTCAATAATATATTTGATATAACTAGATCAGATGATGGTATAATATTCAATCCTTACAAAAGAACGGAGTGCATATTAAGAGTAGATGGAATAGTGGTATTTCAAGGATATTTAAGATTGATTGATGTAAGTGATAAAAATGGTGAGGTAAGTTATAGCATAAACTTATATAGTGAAACTGTAGCTCTTAAAGATTATTTAGGTGATTTAACTATAGGTGATTTAGATTTTACTGAATTGGAGCATGATTATAATGCAACAAATATAAAAGCAACAGCTCATGATACAGGTTCTAGTATTACATATCTCAATCCATCTACATCAGGTTTTAGAGAAACTTATGCAACTTTAAGATATCCATTTTGTGATTGGAAGCATCAGTATGATTATGATGCTGATGGAATGCCTTTACTTGAGAGATTAGAAGATGCATATAGACCATGGATACAATGCAAGTACATATTAAATAGAATATTTGCTAATACACCTTTTACTTTTAAAAGCACATTTTTTGATAGTGATGATTTTGAAAAGTTATACATGGATTTTAATTGGGGTGATGATGGTATGCCTAAATCTTTTTCATCTTTAAATGACCAAAGAATAGAATTTAATTCATTAGGAACTGGTAGTACATTAGGTTTAAAATCTATACCTACTGCATCTTTTGGTACTATAGAATTTGTAGATGGTGGTACTGTTTTGGCTCCTCCTTTTACTCAACCAACAATACCTCAAATGAATTATTCAACTGATGTTTTCACATCAGATAGTGATAATATGGAGGTTATAATTGATTACTCTATTGCTTTTAGAAATACAAGTCCAACAACAGGAGTTACTATTTTTACTCAAGTAAATGCTACTATCGGAGGTGTAAATCAGATTATAAATCCTCAAGCTCAATTTGTAGATGTTGTACCACTTGGTATTGGGCCAGGTGATGATATATATTTTACGCCTAATGTTGTTACTCAAATAAACTTAAATAATCTTGATAGCTTTAGTTTAGAGATAAAATGCGACACAGCAGGAATAGATCAAGTTTATACAACTATTGCAACACCTATTTTACCTAATAACATTCATGGAAATTGCTTATTTAATATATCAGTAACATCAGTAGCTTCTGCTGATTTGCTTACTACAAAAAGAGGTGAGATGAAACAATGGGAGTTTTTAAGTGGATTACTTACCATGTTTAACATGCTTACAATACCTAGTGAAAACTATCCTCAAGAGATTGAGTTTGAAACATGGAGAGATGTGTTTAAAAAGCCTAATCCTACTAATCCAGGTAGTGGTAACGTAGATTTAAAAGCTAGAGGTATTGTAAATGATTGGACTTATAAAATTGATGCACAAGAAATAAAATTAACACCTTTAACAGAATTAAATAAAAATACTGTATTTAAATTTGTAGATGATCCTGATGACCATTTTGCAAATGTATATTTTAAAGCTATTAGAAGAGAGTATGGTAGTAAAGAGTATGATGCTAGTGGTGCTACTATATTAGATGGTGAAGAGGTAATTGAAGCTGAACCTTTTGCAGCAACAGTAATAAAGCCACTAGAAAATTATTTATCAGAATTAATAGTGCCTTCTTTGTGTGCTTTTAGTGATGGTAATTTTAAAGGTTTTGATAACGAAGCTAGAATACTATTTAATTGTGGTGAGAAAGTAATGAGTAATGAACACTATGGATATCCATCACAAAATGGAGTGCCTGGTGATAGTGATTATAAAAAATTCTTACAATTTAGCCATACAACTGAAGTACCATGTAATAGTGCTAGTTATGATTTTGTGTTTGAAAGTGCAAATCTATTTAGTGGAGTAGGTAGCCCTACACTTAACAATTTATTTAATCTATATTGGTTGCCTTATTTAAGTGAGTTATATAATTCAAATACTAGAATACTTACACTAAAAATAAATTTATCAGCATCAGATATAAATACTTTTTCATTTTTTGATTTAGTATACATAAAACAAAGAGTATTTAGAGTAAATAGAATTGATTACAAACCAAAAGATTTATCAACTGTAGAATTAATAATGATACCATAATGAGTAGTAGAACACCTAGAACAAGAAGCGTAATAGAAAAATTAGATGGCAAAGTATTGAAGCCTACTGTAACTACACCTAGCGGAAGAGTTTTATTTACACAAGATGGTGAAAATATTATAGTTGTAGACCAAGAAACCTGCGAGGCATATGGTTATAGATATGATAAAACTACATCAACATGTTATGCTTTTACAGGTGGTGTAAACTTAATAAAAGATGAAAGAAAGCAAAATAATGTAGTAAAAGGTGCAGGTAATACTATAAGAACAGGAGTAGTAAACAATGTAGTAAGTGGAAGCAAGAATACTTTTAATGGTAAAAATTTTAATGATTTAACTTTAGGTAATCAACATACTATAGCAAATGGTGTAAATAATAGTATAACTATAGGTAGGTTAGCTAATGTAACTACAAGCAATTCACTATATATTGGTGGTAATACTACTGATGATTTATTAGGTGAAAGGCAATCTATTCAAGTGCTTTATGGTTGCCAAACTACAGGTACATCAAATGTATCAAGTGGTATAAATAATGTAAGTGGTGTAAGATATGCAATACCTGATAATTGTATAATATATTTTCATGCTGATACAATAGCTGTAAGGACAGGTGGCTCTTCAGGTACAGGATCAGTAGGTGATTATGCATCTTATGTTGAGAGAGGTGTTATAATAAATAAGAGTGGTACAGCAAGTATACAAAGAGAGAGAGATACAATAAAAACTCAAGGTACTGTTACAAATTGGAGAATATTAGCAGCTGTAGGAAGCGGTAATACTTTAGCTTTACAATGTAGAGGTAATACAAATCAAACTTTAGAATGGTGTATGAATGTAACTATAACACAAATAACAACAAATGTTAGTTTATAAAATATAAGATATGGCAGAAGAAATTTATATGAGTATAAAATCTGATACAAAATCAGCTACAAAAGATACTCGAGAATATACTAAAAGTTTAAAACAAGCTCAAGATAATGTAAAAGAATTAAATGCTAGTTTAAATGCTCAAAATACAAACATTATTGAGTTAGAAAAAGAATTATTAAGATTAAAACAAATTCAAGATAGTATACCTAAAGGTGCTTTTTATGCTGGACAAGCAAAGTTAAATGAAGATATCAGGAATGTAACAGCTGAATTACAAAATCAAAAATTAGGATTAAAACAAATAAAACAAGAACAAAAAGAAGCTAAAGAAGAAGTAAAACAATTTAATGTAGCAAACAAAGAAACTGTTAAAACTTTAGGTGATCAGATTGCTGATTTTAAAGTATTCGGTGTTTCTCTTAATGGTATTAAAAAAGGTTTTGCTGGTATTATACCTGTAGCTAAAGCATCTTTTGCAACTATAAAAGCTGGATTAATTTCAACAGGTATAGGTGCTTTTGTAGTAGCTTTTGGTACTCTTATAACTTATTTAACACAAACTAAAAGAGGAGCTGAACTTTTACAAAGAGGTTTAACTGGTTTAAGTGCAGGAATAAAAGTAGTAGTAGATAGGATATCTGGTTTAGTAGATGGTGTTGGTTTATTGTTTAGTGGTGAGTTTGGTGCTGGATTAACAAAATTAAAAGATCAGTTTACAGGAATAGGTGATGAGATAGTAAGAGAAACTACTGTAGCTGTAGCTCTAAAAAAGAGTTTACAAGATTTAGTTGATAGAGAGAGAGATTTAAATGTAGAGTTTGCACAAAGAAGAGCTGAAATAGAAAAGCTAAAATTAAAATCTGAAGATTTAACTTTAAGTGATAAAGAGAGGTTAAAAGCTTTAGAAGATGCTAATGAAATAGAAGAAAAATTAAATGCTAAAAAAGTAGCTAATGCTGAAGAGAATGTAAGAATATTAAAAGCACAAAAAGGGCAAGGTGAAAATCTACAAAAAGATTTAGAGCAAATTGCGGAAGCTGAAATAAAACTAGCAAACATAAGAAGAGAGAGTGCTAGAAGGCAGCAAACTGTAGAAGCTAGAGCTAACACTATTAGAAGAAAAACTGAAAGGGAAAATGAAGCTAAAAGAAAAGAAGCTGAAGATAAAAGAATTGCTGATGAAAAAAGAAGAGCTGATGCTCAAGCAAAAACAATAGAAGATTTTAACAAGATACTTGAAGATAATAGAATTAATAGTATTCAAGATGAGGAAGAAAGGGAGAGAGCTTTGATTGAAAGACAGAATGAAAGGAGGTTAAATCAAATACATGAAACTGTAACTGATGAAAAGGAAAAGAATAGATTACTACTATTGAACAAAGAATTATTTGAAGAGGAAAATGATGCTATAACTCAAAAGTTTAGAGAGAAATTTGAACAAGAAGAAGAAGAAGATGCTAAAAAGGAAATAATAAGAAAAAAGATTGTAAGAGACCAATCAGTAGCTCTAGCTAGAAGTGGTTTAAGATTAGTTAGTGAGATAGCTGGTGAAGGTTCTAAAATAGGAAAAGCTGTAGCTATTGCTGATGCTACTATATCAGGTATACAGGGTGTACAAAATGCTTTTAGTACAGCTCAAAAATCACCAGTAACAGCTGTATTTCCAGCATATCCTACAATACAAGCAGGTTTAGCAGCTGCATTTTCAGCTTTACAAATTCAAAAAATTGTTTCAACTGATCCAAGTGGTAGTGGTGGTAGTGGTGGTGTAGGTAATGTAGGTGGTGGTGGTAGTGCAGGTGGTGGTAGCGGTATACCAAATGGTAATGCTTTAGGAGGTTCTTTTGAACTTACTGGAGGGCAAGAACCTGAACCATTAAAAGCTTTTGTAGTGACAGATGAAATGACATCAAGCCAGAACCAGTTAGCTAATATTAGAAGAAGGAGTACAATATAAAAATCAAATAAATTAATTTAAAATATATATAATAATATGCCTTGCAAAAAATGTGAAAATGGAAACTACAAGTTTGGTAATACTGGTAAATGCGAGTATAAAACAAAAGCTGAATGTGAAGCTGATAACAAAGATTACTATGAAGATTTAAATGAAACTAAAATAGTTGAGCTAGTTATCAATGATGAGAATGAAAGTTTAGCTATTGATGCCATCAGTTTAGTTACTGCCCCAGCTATTGAACAAGATTTTGTATACTTTAATAAATCAAAGAACAATCTTACTTTAGCTAAAATAGATGAAGAAAAGAGAATGGTGGTGTCCCCAGCTCTTATTCCAAACAAGCAAATCTATAGATATGACGCGCAGACAGATAGTGACTACTATGTATACTTTTCTCCAGAAACTGTTAGAAAGGCTAGTGAGTTATACTTAAAACATAACAATCATCATAAAGCTACTTACCAACATCAAGATAGAGTAAGTGGTGTTTTAACAGTTGAAAGCTGGGTAAAGGAAGGTGATATGGATAAAAGCAA